TTCCTTGAATATTTGTAGTTGCGGTTGATTTACCAATGACAGTAGACGTTGTTGTAACACCCTGACCTATGGTTAATGCACTACTGTTGCCATCTATAGTAGTACATCCAGCAATTGTATTGGCATTTAGTGTTATTCCACCAACATTACTTATTCCTAAAATTTCACACGTATCACCTATACTGTTTAAAAGCATTCCTGATCCGCCATTCATTTCTAAAACATTAGGAGATGTAATAGCAAAATTATTCATGTTTAGATTCCCTGTAGATACACCAGCAGAACTAATATAAGGACTTGTCCATGTTACAGCAGTTCCTGTAGAAGTAATATTTTGTCCAGATGATCCTTTACTGTTGGTAGAATCTGTGATTGTAGTTGGTTTTATGTCGCTCATGGTCATTTCACATAACGGAAAATTTACTATAATATTAGACATATAATATAGTGTAATATATTATATAAAAAAAACGATTAAATTAAACAGGGGAGAACAACTGTAAATAATATAGGGTACCAGCAACACTAATAGGTAAATAATTACGAGAAAACTGCTTAGTTGCTAAAGAAGTGTCAGCAGGTGTAGAGAAATTCAGAACATTGTCAGTGACTCCTGCTTTTTGAACACCAGTCAATGTAAGAACCGCACCACTCGTATCTTGGTTAAACGCCAACGACGAAAGATTGCTAATAGGTTGATCCCCAGCATCACCAGCAGTAGCAACGGCGAGAACAGCCGCAAGGTTAGGAGTCACTTCAGCAGGAAGGGTTTGGAACGATGCTCGTCCAGCGGCATCTGTAGTAAGAACCTGTCCTGCTGTACCAGCAACGCCCTGCATGGTAAGTTGGTTGAACGACATGTCAAAAGTTGCCTCAGCAGAAGTAATCTGAGTTTGGAGATACGAAGTAGTTACACCGCCAGTATCTTTCACGAGAAGACCAGTTGGCGAAAGAACGGACGAAGCACCGCTAAACGCAGTAAGGTCAAAAGTCGTTTGGGGGTAATTAACTTGAATAGGAGTCGCCATATATTACCAAAAGATAAAAAATTCTAAACGAGGTTTAAAATTAAGGTGCTGTAAAAATTTGGATATAATATGTAATTCCATCTATAAGAATAGGAATGGATACGTTTGCTTTAGTAGTTAGTGCAGGAGTAGGCACTGTCACAGGACTATATGTTAAATTACCAGAATTATCTGTTGCTAAAAAAGAGTTTGCAGGGGCAGATGAAGAACTAATACATAATTTTCTGTTGGTTATTAAAATAGATGAATTATCTACACCATCTTGTATAAATATGTTTGGATCACCACTACCAGCAGAAGTAATTACAGTAGAACCATTATTAGATTGAACTGCACACACTGCTCCTAATCCTTGTTTTGATAGTACAGCTGAAGCATCGCCAACTTGACTACGAATAGAAATATTGTCTTGATTTAGTATACCTTGCCAACTACCAATAACGGAAGTAGACAATTCACCTAAACTTGTAATATTATTTGAATTCATGACAATAGATGAACTCCCAGCAGTGTTCCCTTCTGTTAAAACTTGGGACAGTGTAGGGACAGTGGGCGAAGGTAGACTTTTGTATTCCAAATTACCACTTATATCTGTCCCTAAAAACGAGTCTGCAGGAGGGTCAGGAGGATAAGAAGTTTCTCCTCCATCTCCTAACCGCAATTGTTTAGAAGTTAAGACGAGATGAGCATTAGCAACAACATCAACAATTTGAAGCATTGGTTTATCGTAAGGGGCAAAATCAACATCGCTCGACGATTGTAATTGAATAAAAGAACCTGTTACGTCTTGAACAAAAGAATTTGCACCATCTGCATAAGTAGACATACCAGCACCTTGTAAAGTTGTGTCACTAGCAAAAGATAAATCTTGAGAAGTAATAAGACCGTTAAAACCAGAACCAACTGTAGTTAATTGAGCTACAGCAGTAATATTATTTCCGCTCATGTCAATGGACAATGAACCTGCATTATTGCCTGATGTTAATACCTCTTCTAATGTAGGAATAGTAGGCGTAGGTATAGCAAGATATATTAAATCACCATTTACATCTGTTCCTAAATAATTATCAGCAGGAGGAGGATTTACACCACCACTAACACCTAATTTAATTTGTGTAGGCGTAATTTGTAACTGTTTATTATTTGTATTATCAAAAACTTGAACATAAGGAATACCATCATTTGCATTTGTTTTAACAAAATTACCTGAAATATCTTGAACTTGTGTTAATGCACCATTACCACTTAACTGAACTTTACCCAATTGAGAACCTGATTTCTGAACAGATAATTGTTGCGAAGACATGGTAGATGTAGAATCAATATTATTGCTTACGTTCACTTGAAAAGCATTTGTAATTTGATATTGGTTCATGTCTAAATTTGTTGATGCAGTATTACCATTTGTCATTACTTCCGCCAATGTACCTACAGAACCACCACCAACAGTTGTCCATGATAAATCACCACTTGTTCCCCCTGATGTGAGAACTTGTCCTGAAGTTCCGTACCCACCTTGACCAATAAGATTTATTTTTTGGGTTTCAACAACAACACCTTTAGACGTATTTGGATCGAATACGGTCATTTTTGCACCTTCTACATCAATGGATAGTCCAGCAGTAACATTGTCTATATTGGTAAGATTCATAGAGAGTATATTGCCATTGTAACTGTTTTCAAGAACAATAGAAGGGTTGTAAGTAGTTTTATTTAACAACGAAATTTGTGTATCGTAAATGTTAATTTCACCCAGTGTGCTTTGTTGTTGAACATACCCTTGAATAAGTATATTATTTACTCCCATTTCTAAATCAGTAGAAGCGACATTGCCTAGTGCCATAACTTGAGCAAGAGTCCCAACACCACCACCCCCTCCTCCAGATCCTGCTAATGCTAATGCCTCTATAGTATTTAATTTAGCATTTAATTGTCCATAACCGTATGCTCTACTCATAGTATGGGTCTATATTTTAATCAAATATTTTATTCGTTTTAATAAAAAATAATATATATCATAAATATATATGGCAGAATTAAAGAAAGCAGTATTTGCGGACATGGATCAAATGATTGGCGAAGGTATTCTTAAGAAGAAGCGAAAACCACGAGCAAAAGTGGCAAAAGAACAATATACTTCTCTGACAGACTTACCAATACGTAAACCAAGAAAAAAGATAGTAGAAGCACCACAACCAGTTCCTCCTGTAGTAGAAACACCAAAACCAAAAGCACCAACAGCACGAGAACGAGCAGAAAAATTGTTGGCAGACGCACAACCAAAGGCAAGAGAAAAGGCAGTACCATCTAGGGTAGCAAGATTACGAAAATCACTTCCTAAACCTGATGTGGCACCAACGATTCTTACTCCTGCACCAGTTAAAACACGCGGACGACCAATAAATCCAGACAGCAAACGTCAACGAGCACTAAAGGCAAGGGCAGAAAAGGAAGCAAGAAAAAACAAGACAACAGTATACGAACCTATTATAGTGCCTAAAAAAGAAGAAAGTAAGGTAGAATTAGAAGAAGGAGGTCAGATGTTAGTTCCTAAGAATGAAAAAACACCAAAACGATACAAGTAATTAGTTAGGATTTACAACCCAAGCAGACTTTTCACTAATAATACATTGAGGATATGTTTTCATGATAGTGACCCAACGCGAATTAATTTTTCTAATTTTAGCAATTTGTTCTTTGTCCATACCAAGGTATTGATCTAATAAATATCTAGCAGTCTTACCACCCAAGTTTTTTGGAAAAATGGTAATAGAATGACACTCGTTTAGGATACGTTTTGTGTCGAGTCCCATAGTGGCATTATGAGATGTGAATATGCATGAAGTGTTATAATGGCGACCAGTTTCAAGAATTTCATTTAACAATTTAAAAACCTTTGATTTAACAATTTTATCACTAATTACATCAACGTCATCAAAAATGGTAAGCGTATCTTTAAAATCCGCAACACCAATAGATGAATTGAGGAAAGGAGCTTCTTTAATTTTGATCCGTTTAATGTATTTAAGTTTATCTAATGTAGAATCATCTGCTAAACTACTAAAAATAAAAACTTCACGTTTTGGAAACATCTTGTGGTATTCCTTAATGTATTGTGCAGTATAATAACTTTTACCACTGCCAGATTGTCCCGTAATGTAGAGAACATTACGCTCTGTATTTTTATTAGGAATGTGTTGAATGCACTGTTCTCCTTTACACTCAAAAGTATTAAATCCATCTTCAATTGGTTTAGGAGAGATAGACATGATTCTTTTTTCTCCCACTTTACAAATCATAGAACCTTCTTCGTCGTAATTAAAATATCCACTCATCTATATAATTCTGGATATTTTATTTATTCAAACAAAACTTATTCACTTATTTTTTTTAGTAATTTTTTGGCAACTGGATTCATAATACTTAATAAACAGTCGATTACTTTCTGAATCTTTTTTCTAAAATTGGAAGGAGTAATTTTGTCAAGAGATAATAATTTGGTAGGAGAAACAAGAGTAGAAGATGCTAAACGTTCTTTTAATAATTGGACGTTGGAAACAATTTTGTCAAAATGAATAAAATGTTTTTCAGTAAGTGATAGTAGTAATTCCAAATCATTTTTTACTTTATTGATAAGACCAATTTGAGAGTTAAAAAAGATTTCTAATACTTCTAATTTAGAATCTTTAGGATTCGTCAACATGAGTATAGAATATAACCTTTTTAATGCTTTCATAGAATTTTTATGTTTATACTTTTCAATGTCGTCTGCTAGTGCTTGAACAACAGAAGCATCTTCACTTTTAGGACTTTGTTTGTAATAATAATTTTCACTTACTTCAGCAAACATATTGCCAACAGGTATGATAATGTCTAATTTAATTATAGTGTCATCTTGTAATGCTTCTACTAAAGGATACATTTTACCATCAACAAGTATTACATAACCTCTGACAATATCAGATGGAGTCCAACGTAATATAAATAAATCACGAATTAGTTTGACTTGATCTTCTCCAGTAGCATTTTTAATTTTTTCTTTATATGATTTAGAAATGAGAGGATTCTCAAGGTAATCGTCTAAATTATCTTTATCAAAATCATAAATTAACCTCTTATCTAGTCCTGCTTTAAAATCCATGAAATAGTATGATTTTTTAGGAATAGTTTCAATAACCTTTTTAAAATGATTTGCTAATATTTCTGCACGACCTTTTAGGACAGTAGATATATCATAATCAGTCGTAAATAAAAAACCACGATATTGATTACTCCCAATTAATTTAACCTTTCCCTTGACAGCAAATTTATGAATCAGGTTAGATATTTTGTTGTCTAACATATTAACTGTTTTGCTCATACATTAATCAATATATTTTTAGTTTATACACAATAACTAAAATACTGTTATACATTATGGATGATTTGAAACGTAAAGATTTGATAAAGATAGTAGATGAATACTACAAAAGTATAGGACGTATTAACCCCCCACAATTTAGAGAATATTCAAATCAAGAACTTAAGGCAACCATTAAATTATTTTCTATAAAATTTTAGTTTCTGAAAATAAAATCTTTGGGTAGTATATGTCCGTCTCTAACTATCCTTCGCAAATTATTCAGCGTACACTTACTAATGAACGTGTTGGTGGGGTTCCTATTCCTGCAGTAGCATCTGGTCCTCTAACAACAGTCAGTGCGATACAAGATGTTGCTGGAGCTACTAGAGGTTTGATACTTACACCAGGAACATGGTTAGTCAATGGTAATGGACGATGTAACTTTTCTAACACCGTTACGTCATGCGAAGTCATGTGTATTACATTTGATTATACTGGTGGAGCTCGTCAATCAGCATCAAATATATCTGTTACATCCACCTTTGATTTTACTGCTAATACAAGTGTACCATTTTCATTAAGTGACCTGATTATTGTTGCTGTAGGAACAACTGTAGATTTAACTTTTAACATTACATACACTGGTCTTATTAACGGTGGTGCAACTGTGTTAGACGCATTTGTGGTTGCTAATCGTATAGGCGACTATCCTGTGTCTATAAGCGAACAGGTAGGAAATTAAATTTATTTAAACATATTTCATTTAAACATATTTCAAAAAAACATGAAATATATTTAAAAGCAAGGATCAAAGCAAGTTGCGAAGTCAGATTTATTTTAGATTATCTTTAGATTTATGAAATATTAATAAAAATGAATAATCTTAATGAAATATTAATGAATAATAGTTGAAATGTGATGAAAATTTATAAATTATGTTAATATTTATGTAATAATTGAAACAGATTTACTATATATTATTCATTTATGTATATATATAGTGAATCTAAAGATAATCTAAACTAAATCTAGGTCGGGTATTTGCTTTTGACTCTTGATTATGACTTTATATAGGTTGAATTTGCAACTCCAATACTAGTCCCCATGTCATGAGCATCTTGTTTTAATTCTTTTGACATCTTACCATATTTAGATGTCAGATAAACATTTCGCAACACACTTACGCCTACATCTTTATTATCAAAAGCATATCGTATTACTTTTAACATGTCGTTTGATTCTGTTATTGGTTCTCCAGTTGAACATGCCCATCGTGGGAATACAAGTAGATGTGGATCTGTTTTATTCCTAATCTTTAACCACACTGTAATAATTTCTTGTAATTCTGGTGGGACATCTATTACCTGTTGTCCGTGTGCTGATTTTGTTTTGTAATTATTAAAATAGAACTTACCATTATGGTAGTAATTTAATTCTTTATTTTCTGTTGGGTCTGCAACAACCATCGTCTGATAATCTTTATTACGACGTGGTGGAAGCATAATGTAGAGTGAAGTAACTAACAAATTAAATATATTTACTAAATCTTCTGGCATTATTTTCTTTTTCTTTTTTATTTCAGGTAGTAGTTTCATCAGCTCGTCGTGTCGCTCTACCAACTTATCCATGCTCACGTTTTCCTGTTTTTCTTTTGTTTTGTCGCTCTTAAAACTTTCCTTGTTTAACTGGTCATTAAGTTCCATCATTTTTTTGTGATATATATCGTTCTGTTTCTTGAACGGTTTCTTATCTTTTAACACATTACACACGGCAATATACGAAGTCCTTCTAGTATTTGGATTATCACTTTTCTCTTCAATCGTTTTTATTACTGCCTCTGTATCTTTCAAGAAGTTAAGATTCTTTATTTCTTTTTCTCCGCTAATAGATCGTAATTTTGACATATACAATTTCTTGCTTCCTTCACTCAGAGTTGATTCAGTTCCAAAAATCTTGTCCATTATAATAATATAGATAATTATTTTCTAAATCAATTTTAATTTATTCTAAATCTAAAATGCGGAAATTAAACGAATTATATATATCTCCTAAATATATGCGTGTTTTAGAATTATTTAGTGGAACTGGTTCTGTAGGTAAAGTGTGTAAAGAACGTGGATGGGAAGTTGTTTCACTTGACCTTAAAGGTGCGGATATTAATACTAACATTCTTAATTGGGACTATACTGTTTATCCAGTTGGTCATTTTGATATTATTTGGGCTTCGCCTCCTTGTGATACATTTTCTTGTTTAAGATTAAGTCATATTGGTAGAAAATTAAAGTCTCATAATGGAGCGGTATGCACAAAAGAACTACTACAAAAAGATATTGATGAAATTGGATTACCCATTCTTCGTAAGACAGAAGAAATTTTGGACTATTTTAAACCACACGCTTATTTTATGGAAAATCCGAAAACAGGTCGTATGAAAGAGTATGTAAATCGTCCTTTTTATGATGTAGATTACTGTAAATATGCTGACTGGGGATACATGAAACCAACACGGTTCTGGACTAATGTTCAAGGATTTGTTCCTAAAACGTGTAAAAAAGATTGCGGTAATTTATTGAATGGTCGTCATAAAGCACATTTAGGTAGTAGAAAACTTGTTAAAGATGGTGAAAAGTTTATTCGTGTCAATACAAAAGAGTTAAGAGAAAAGTATAAAGATTTTAGAGATGAAAATGTAATTGTTAAAGGCGGTGGTAATAGTAGAAATGAACGATACAGAATACCTCCTGCACTCATTAACGAATTATTTAATTCAATTGTCTTACCTTCATCAGATTCATAAACTTATTACGAACCCACTGGAAATTACCCAACTCAAACAAGTATGCCCCCAAGTTTAATAATGCGATTTTTAATCTGTCCAACATATATATGAGCAAGAAAAAAACTATGCAACCACTAAGTGAAGATCAAGTTAAATCCGCCCTTGGCCCTGATACAAGGATACTAAAGTATGGCGATTTACGTAATTATGAAACCATTGATGATCTTTTACCCAATGATAATGATTTTGTTATTATTCTTTTAGAAGAAGAACAGAATAGAGGTCATTGGACATGTCTTATGAAACCTAGAGGAAAATACTATTATTTTAACAGTTATGGGTGTAAATTTGATGACGATCTTTCTGTAATTCCTCGATGCATTCGCCGTATTTTAGGAGAAGATCGTAAAGAAATTACTCGTATGTTAGACGGTAAAACGTGTGGTTATAATAAACACAAATTTCAAGCAGACAAAACCCAAGTATGCGGACGATACTGTGTCCTCGCATGCACGATGATCTGTAAAATGATGTATTCCCCTGAAGATTTTGAAGACTTTTTATTGGATAAAAAAAAGGATTCTTGTGTAGATCAACTTGTTGCTAGTTGGGTTCCTATTTAATCACGCCATTCCATTAAATAGGGCGACATAAGTATATATCTATAACTTTCTATCTGTCCATACGGTGTTTTAGAGTCTTCTTTATCTTTTGGTTTCTTCTGTTGTGGTTTATAAGAATTCAAAAATTCTACTTTTTCTCCAATACTACTATACGCTTTTAGTCGTGATTCCATGTGTCGTTTTTCTTCTTCTACACTCATATACGTTTTTTTTATTTTTACTATTTTAGGTTGAACAACAGGTTGAACAATAGGTTCTGGTTTTGACACTACTTGTTGAACCAACTGTGTTAATAACATGACCTGTTGTGTCAATTGAGCAATTGTGTCATTTTCTTTTTCTTTCTTCTCTATACAACTCTCTTTTTCTCTGTGTTTTTTAGAATCACAATGATTTACGTATGTCCCTTTATGGTGTGTCTTGTAATCGCATAACTCGCAAACATATGACGGCATCTTTATACTTTACCTATTTTTGGTTTTTAACCTCAATTTTTTTATGAAAATATTTTACACACTTTGACACGTTTTGACACGTTTTGACACACTTTTTACACACTTTTATTTTTACACATTTTTCATGAAAAAGACGAAGCAGACTCCTACTGTATATTTTCTGTTTTTCTTGAAAAATTTTAAAAATCTATAAGAGTTCTCTGAAAACAAAAAATTAGTGAATTTCCCAAAAGGGTCTTGGATTCTTGAATTTTTATGAGTTTTTTTTGAATTATAATAAAATAGCAATAATGTATGGACGAAACTACTTATTTATTTCATCAAACTCCTGAAGAATTAGCAAAATTACTTATACAACATATCGATTTTTGTCCTAATGATCTTGTATTAGAACCATTTAGAGGTGAAGGTGCATTCTACAATCATTTTCCTGATACTGTTGTTAAAGATTGGTGTGAAATCAGAGAAGGTAGAGATTTTAAGGACTATGTAGGAAATGTGGATTGGGTCATATCTAATCCTCCTTTTAGACTAGAACAACCTAATGGGAAACGAGTTAATTCTTTTTTTTATTTGGTAGATTATTATGCTTCCAGAATCAATAAAGGAATTGCTTTTTTGGCTATGGATGCTTGTTTTTCTACTCTTACTCCTATACGTCTCAAAGAACTACAAGAAAAACATAATTTATACATTCATAACATTATCGTATGTAATGTTAAGAAATGGAGGGGAAGATATTTTTTTATGGTGTTTAAAAAAGGAGAGTGTTCTTTTTACAAACATGTTATTGGTTCTTACTGATGGACTGCTGGAATAATTCTATCCATATTGCTTCTACTTCCTTATACAATTTCCTGTAATCTTCCTTTGCCTCATATCCTTCTGGCAATGGATCTTCAAATATCATATAATCAAGATACTTTAGGAAATGTTCCTTGTCCAAATTTGGAATATTCATTTTGTCAATAATGTTCTCCATATATTTACTTTAGGAGATTTATTTAAGATTTTTACGTAAAATAAATGTATTTTTTTATATTTCCCTAAAGTAGAATGGATTTTTGTAGATGTTGTAAGTTTGGACAACCAATTGAAAACTTTGTAGTCAGAGGGAACGGCACGGTGAGAACCAAAACGTGTAAAACGTGTAGCGAACACCGCAAAAAAAAAGATTATTGTCTTCATGGAACAAGGTACCACGATTGCCACCACTGCACAGACCCAATGGTTAGGAGAGCTACTGCTATTGTTCATTGTTCGCGAATCAGTGATAAGAAAAAAGGTAGAGAATGTAATTTAGATTTTACATGGGCATTTGACAATGTATGTGATATGCCTAATTGTTTCTACTGTGATGTTCCACTTCAATACATTAATTCCTACAAGGATGATTTCTGCACAGTAGATAGGACGGATAATTCACTTGGACATTTGAAAAGTAATTGTGTCATTACGTGTCGCCGTTGTAATTGTGGTAA